CTTGTAAGGCTTCGTTCTTCTTTTACTTCCATATGGACAGATAATTAATTGTGATAATCAATCAAAGCTCAATAGCTGACATATTACAACTAAGTGCAGTTAAAATTATGATATATTTTTTACTTATTGATTTTTATGCCATAGTTTTTTTTAACTTACTTTTAATACCGAAGCATTTTAACAATTCCCATTTTTCTACAATGTAGTGTCCAGTGATTAATAAAATAGCATTCAATATCATTCCTATGAAATTGATATCAGTATCAATAGGGACTATAAATCTAAATATTATTACAAAGCAAAAACATGTAATAATAGTGAACAAACAGACTCTTGAAGTTGTTGTCCATTGAAAAATTATCCCCAGTAACGGTACGCTAATAATTGGTAAATAAAAACTAGCACTTAACAATATAAATTTAAACAAACTATCTTCTTTAAATCCCCAAATAATAGAGATTAAACCTATAAATAAAGTTATATAACGGGCTAATAATACTTTTTGCAAAGAATTTTTTTTACTAAATATAAAAAAATCATTTGCTATTAAAATTGAGGAAATATTTAAGTTAGAGTCGGCTGTAGACATACACATAGCGATGATTCCTATAATCAATATAGCTTTTGTTCCGGGTATAGAATACATATTTAACAAAAACGGTAAAATTTGCTTACCTGTTATTTCAGGATTTTTTAAGAAAATCAAATAACTGACGTAACAAGATAAACATAAAACAATAAATAGACATATAGAAGAGTAAAAATAAGATTTTTTTACTTGTTCTAAATCTTTTCCCATTGATACACGCTGGATTACTTGTGGTTTTAATCCTGGTATTAAAAAATATCCAGTCAGTAAAATTAAATCTAAAAGTTCACTACTAGTTATTTTTAACAAACTTTTAAACTTAAATCGTTCTACAGATTCTTCAGATATATTTTGTGCTATATCTAGTATATTGTCCATTGTATCAAAAGTTACAATAGCTATAATTAATGCGACAGAAAAACATATTGCTTGAACTATATCAGTTCTTACTACTGCCCGTATACCACCGCTACAAGTATAAAGAGTGGTGAATGCTCCTCCTAAAAATATACTTGTATATAAAGATAAATCCGGGAATAGATAATTAATCACATTGCCCATGATTTTAAATTGAATAGCTATACCACCACATGTTGTTATAACACCAAGTATAGTAGTAATGTTTCTGATAATTTCTCCATAATGTTGATTCATTATTGAGGATACTGATGTTTTTCCTAAAAATGCTTCCATTCTAGGAACTAGCCATATAGCCATTATAGTTAGATTGAGACACATACCTATAGAGGCTAAAAAGTATTTCATCCCATCTCGATTAAACTCTTCTAAATCAAGGATAAATCCACTACCACTAACCCAAGTTGCAGTAATAGTAGATCCTAGAGCGAAAGTAGAAAATACCCTGTTACCAATAGCGTAACTATTGATAGTTTCATTTTTATTAAAACTCTTAAATATTTCTTTTATTAAATATCCAAAAAAGATAGCAATTAAAAAATAATCTATCATAACTCAACCTCATTTTTTACCTATTTTACCTGTAAATATTACAGGTAATTCTGTTTGGTTAAATATTTTTCTACAGTTAATATTTATAAGTTTTATTTATAAAATTTTTATGACACACAAAAAGTTATTGTGCGATACAACTGTTTTATATCCAAGGCTAAGAAATTTAGGAGTAAGAAAACCTATCTATTTATGGGCATTCCAAGAATTAATAATCAATTTAAAAAGTGATGAAGGCATAGTACGTGACAGTGATTTAGTATTGTGGTGGCCTAATATTAGTGAATCCACAAGATATCAAATACTAAGAATTTTAGTTTTTTACAAGATAATTAACATCGAAAAAGACTCAGATGATAGAAGACAGCGACACATTGTTATCATTGTAAAATACCAAGATACTTTATACTCAGTAAATAATTAAAAATTATCTATTTTATGACCTCTCTCTTTTTCTACATTCTCTCTAAAATCCGCCAATTACTAGCATCAAGAGCTGAACATACACGAATTCGAGTAATAAAGGAAGCCTTACAAATTTACGCAGCAAGGCGGGGAATTAACCTAAATAAACAAAACAACTAAGGAATATGAATAAAGCACAAGAGATCAAGGTAGTAGCTTCAAGAATGAGGATGGTTTTAAGGCAAACTGAAGAGATGCCCATGGAGGCAATGTTTTGGCAAGATTTAAAGACTTTGCTTAACTTAATTCTAGAGGTAGGAGTCAATAGTGCAGACATTAAAACGATAGCCGAGAGATTAAGAAGAATGACTAAAGCAGGAGACCAAGCACTACTCCACGGCGTTTTCTGGGATGATCTAAATACATTGTTGAATTTAATTTTAGAAGAGGGAAAGGATGAGTAAGGAGAAAGAGAGATTATATAAAATCATACTTACCCCAAGTCAGAGACGAGATTATCTGGCCATTGAGTTGTACTTGGATATAAAAGATAATTTAAAAAAAAATAAACAATCTATTTTTAAAACCAGTTATTCATATTTTACTAAAAAATATAAATGTTCCAATGAAAACATAAGAAAGAAGTTTGTTCTTCTAGAAAATCTTGGATTAATTAAAAGAAGTTTTACAGATGAGATTTCACCATCTGGTTATACAGCTAATAATGTACTAAATCTAACTTTGTTAAGTGGAGGTAGAGCATGAAAGCTGCCTCTAATGTATCCTACGTAGATTTTCAGAAAAAGAATCTTAGTGAAAAGGATATTTATAATACGTGTTATGATAAATGGCTTGATATAAAAAGAGCTTGTGATCCATCAAAGACAATAGCATGTGAAGCTATTACATTTATCGCAGCTATAGAATTTCTTTTTTCAAAGAATCCTGATGAAGTTATTTTTAATAGTAAATTTCTTCAATCAAAATGTAAACAAGGAGCAAGACAGCGTAGTAGGTTTTTAGCTCAATTAGCTGATTTATACGAGATAACATCGCACACTTCATATAATTATAAAGAAAAAGAATATCATTTTGTCTACTCTGCAAAACGTACTAAAGATTCATTAGAAATTTTAAAAAATCCAAAAGAATTTTATAGAAAAAGTGCAATAAAATTAGTTAAAACCTCTGACAAAAATGACTTGCATACAAGTCAAAAATGTCTGGTATCCCCGACAAATTTGTCCGCCATACATATCGCTAACCCAGCTTCTTCTCAAGGTTTGCAGGAACATAGAAACTCAGTAGAAACAGTAGTAGAAGATAAACCCCTTAGCTACGCTAAAGGGGGTTTATCTTCGTATAAGTCTAGTATCTTAGAAACGGATACTAATACGCGCGCACGCGACCCTATCCAACAAAAGCACGCAACTTTTGCTCCTTGCTTGCTTACGCAGCTGGAGCAAGTTGCTCTTGTATCAGAAAATCAAAATAAACCAAACCGGTCTGTTACAAATTGTGACAGGCTTCAACCAGCAAAGGAAACCCCAAGAATGAAACAAGACGATATTACGCTACTTGCGGATGAACAAACAAGAAAAATGCTACTCTCTCAAGCTCTATGGAAGGCTTTAGGAGAAGAGCGAGCAGGTCAAATACAGGATGGTTGCATATTTAAGGAACTTGAGCCTGATAAGGTCGGTATTTACACAGGGGATACGCTTTTAAGCGATGTTGAAAAAGATAAAATCCCCAAAGCTATTAAGTCGGTTTATGGCCAAAACGTTAAAATTACGGGATTGAGGCTTGCCTCTAAGGCTAAGGAGCAGGAACACCCGAGTAACGATAATGCACAAGTTGATATAACCCCCAAACCAAGACCCGAGAAGCAAAATTGGTTAAAATTCAAATCCCTCATCATAACCAGTAATCTGACCAACATGCTAAACAATCCCATGCTAAAAATTATTGAAATACCGGGCAAGGTGATTATAGAAACCGTACCTTTCCTGATTGAGCGACTAACAGCTCCGGGGCATATAGACGAACTTGAGAGAGTTATTTTAGAGACAGGTTTAACATTGGAATTATCACCTAGTAATCCTCATCCTGAATATAAGAATTTTCACAAAGACCCGATAGTTCTAAGTCCTGAAAAGATATTGAGAGATCAGTAATTTAGAGCAAATTACAAACCGATGGTTTTAAGCGAAATACTTGAAGAAGCAAAAAGGAATAAGGAGGAAAAATGAATGTATTTGATATTTTCTCAGGCGTAGGCGGTTTTTCAGTAGGCTTGGAAGCTGCAAGCATGCAGACGGTTGCCTTTTGTGAGATTAATCCATTTTGCCGGAAAATATTAAAAAAACACTGGCCGTCCGTACCGATATTTCCTGATATTACTACCATACATAAGGAAGACTTAAAAACGCTCCCAACAATTGACGTAATTGCAGGAGGATTTCCGTGTCAGGATATATCGGTAGCAGGCAAGCAGAAAGGAATAGAGGCTAAACGCTCGGGACTATGGAAAGAATTTGCGAGGTTAATCAATGAAATCAGACCCAAATATGCAATTATCGAAAACGTGGCAAATCTTCGCAGTAAAGGACTTATCAACGTCCTGCAAGATTTATGGGCGATCGGGTATGATGCGGAGTGGCATTGCATACCGGCTTCCGCCTTTGGTGCACCTCACAGACGGGATAGAATCTGGATTATTGCCCACACCTCTTGCATCGGCAAAGTCGGATTGTCCGTCGGAAAGAAGGAGGCAGAGTCCGCACTTGGAGACGGTTGTAAAAATGCTCCCGACCCCGACTGCAAGCGATGGGGCAGTAGGGCATATAATAAGCAAAGAGGATACTTACCTGATAACGAAAACCGGCAACATTCGGAAATACAACAGGAATGGAATATCGGGGAGTCTAGGATTAGCCAGATATGTAAGGTTCTTCCCGACCCCGACCAGCAGGGATTACAAAGATGTAGGGGATTTGAAGAAATTAGCCCAATATGCACACAAGAGCAGATTGGCATGTACTATTGCAGCAGAGGAATTAAGCAATGGGGGAAAGAGCCTTTAGAAGTACCAAGATTAAAAGATGAGAGATTAAATCCCGATTGGGTAGAATGGCTTATGGGCTATCCTATTAGCTGGACGGAGGGAGGAAGTCGTAGAGAGCGCCTTATGGCACTCGGTAATAGCGTTGTACCTTTGATTCCTGAGTTTTTAGGAGAAGCAATTATAAATCAGCAGTTAGTTTAATAATAAAACAAGGAGCAAATAGATGAGTATAAATACAAACAATAAAAAATTAACAGTTAAAGCATTAGAAAAAATGCGAACAACTTTAGAGGAATTAACTAACGAATATGATTTAAAAAATACAGTTATCTTATCAAGTGAAGAGGGACTTTTGACATGTAATCGTGATCTACCTAGTGATCTTATTATAAGACTGCTTTATGGTTCTTTGGGTCAAATATATCATTTCACTTTTAAAGAAAATAATAGAGAAGAAGAGGCTAAAAAATGGATAAATAAAAGTATAGAAGTAGCCACTGATGAAATGCGTAAATATATATTTGAGGAGCAAAACAATGAGTAAATGGAATAACTTTAACGATGCCGAGGATCAAATGTCTTATGAGCTAATACCGCATAAAACCATAGCAAAGGTCAGGTTATTACTTAAAAAAGGCAACCACGTTACAAAAGAGTGGCCGGAAGGCTATGCTACTAAGAGTAAAGCCGGTACTTGCGTATATCTTGCCTGTGAGTTTGTCGTTTTAAGTGGAGAGTACGAGAATAGGAAAGTATGGAGCAACATCGGGCTTCATAGCGATAATTCTGAGAAATATGGCGAAATCGGAAGGAGTATGATCAAAGCCATTCTTAACTCTGCTCGCGGTTTGCATTCCAAGGATAAATCACCAGAAGCAGAAAAGCAGAGACAGATTAAGAGCTTTGCTGATCTTGATAACCTTATATGTGTAGCTGAAATTACCATTAATGATCAAGGCGATAAGCCCCGTAATGAGATCAAGACTATTATTACCTCTGATCATGCCAGATATAACGAATTTATGGACGAGAGAAGCGGAAAGTTTCCGATTAACTATAAAAAGGTCGGTGATAAACAAACTGATGATGCTTTTGAAGAAGATAAATTACCGTGGGTATAATAATGAGCCAAGAGATACAAAGACATATTACCGGCATCTACAATGAGTTAGACCAATATCATGATAACAGGGGTTTAACTGAAATTTGTTATTGGCATTCTTGTAAGCATTTTAAGTATAACGAGGCTTTTCAGGTAGCTTTTTTTCAAATGGAGAGGCAGATAAAACTGGTTACTAAAAATTTAGCTCAGTTATCGGAGTCAATAGATGATTTAGAGATACATGTTAATCGGTGTAAGCAGTTGGTTTTGTTAGAAAAAGAGAAGGATACCGAATTTGCAGAAGTTTATAATGAGTATCACGCAAAATTAAATGGAGTAGCAGATGAAGGGAAAATGTGAAGAGGTTGTAATAGACCGTTATTTAAGAGGTAATATTAGCAATGAGTTTAAAGATGAGCTTTTGTGGGTCATTAACCTAAGGCGTGATAACGGCCAATATTTAGAAATATTATTTAGATTGTTAGAAGATGAAAGCTCGGAAAAGCTTAAGATTCTGGAGACTATAGTAAATATGATAAAAAGACAAGTGGTTGCCGATAGTAGGGACGTTCAACTAAAAGATCCGAAAAAGTTTGTAAACAAGTTGATGGAGGAGTTAGAACATGAGCTATCTGAGTAATCATGACACTATAACATGGCAGGAGGCGAGCATTAAGTTATCGCAATTAAAAGAGTATACCAATAATCCAAGAAAAATAACGAAGGAAATGCTGGATAAACTAGCGTCTCATATAAAAGAGGACGGGTATCATCAAAGAATAATAGTAGATAACGATTACACCATTATCGGCGGACATCAGCGCAAAAAAGCTTTATATATGGCAGGTTATGATGATGAAACTAAAATTGAGGTGTTAATGCCAAATAGGAAACTAACACCAGCAGAAATAGACAGGTTAAATATTAGAGATAATCTAGCGTTCGGGGAATATGATTTTGATGTGCTAACGGAGCGGTTTAATCAGGAGGAGCTATTATCTTTTGGCATGGATAAGGAAATGCTCGCGCCTATATTTGATAAAACCATATTAGAAGAAATAGGGGAAGAAGAGGAAATAGAACTCCCAGAAGAAGCTACTGCCAAGCTAGGTGATATTTACCTGCTTGGGTCTCATCGTTTAATGTGCGGAGATAGTACTAACCCGCGGCATGTTGAAAAACTACTGGATGGAGCAAAACCAATTTTAATGGTAACTGATCCGCCGTACGGTGTGGAGTATGATCCTAAGTGGCGTGAGGGTGTTGATCTTCAGGTAGGCATGCGTTCTAAAGGTAAGGTACTAAATGATGATAGATATGATTGGTCTGAGGCTTACTCTCTGTTTACAGGTGATATTGCTTATATTTGGCATTCATCTAAATATACGCACAAGTTTGCAGAGAATATAGAGAATAGCGGTTTTGAATTGATTTGTCTCATAATCTGGACAAAGCAGCAGTTTGCATTAAGCAGGGGTGATTATCATCATCAGCATGAGCCTCTATGGTACGGAGTACGGAAAGGGAAGAAGCATAACTGGCAGGGCAAACGTGATCAATCTACCGTATGGGAAATTACGAATAATAATCCATTTGGTAATAGTTCTCATAATATAGAAGAAACGTGGGGACACGGCACACAAAAACCGATGGAGTGCATGCTTCGGCCTATACTTAATAACTCCGCGCAAGGTGAGAGTGTATACGACCCGTTTGGCGGTAGCGGTACTACGTTAATTGCCTGCGAGAGGTCAAAGCGTAATTGTTACATGATGGAATTATCTCCGGCTTATGTTGATGTTATAATAAAGAGGTGGGAAAAAGAAACCGGATTAAAAGCGGTACTGGAAGGTGGCAAGTAAAGTTTTATTAGAAGAGGAAAAAAATCCAAGAGGACATCCCCTTATTGTTCTTACTGATGAACAAAAAAACATGGTACAGCAGATGGCTAAGGTTTCAACTGTACAACAAATAGCTGATTATCTTGGTATAAGTAGGAGCGGTTTTTTTAAGCTTATAGAACGTGATGAAGGAATAAATGGACTCTATAAAAAAGGGAGAGCGGAAGGGCATTATTTTGTAGCAGGACACTTGATGAAGAAAATTAAAGGGGGTGATACTACTGCCACGATTTTTTACCTTAAAACTCAATCTAGATGGAAAGAGCCTACGGAAGAGAGAGAAGAAGAGCCTGCTAACATAGAAACTCCGGAAGAAATAGAGGCTAAAATGGAAGAAATTAGACTTTATATCCAGTGGAAAGAAGAACGAAAATTAGCGTTAGAGAAAGAAAATAATAAGAAAGAGTAAATGTTATATTCTAAAAAAGAACAAGCGGAAGCTTCTCTTTATGAATTTTTTAAGCAATCCTGGCATGTACTAGAGGGAGGAACTCCTTTTGTAGATGAATGGTATCTTAAGAAAATAGCTGATAGTCTGCAAGATTGTTTAAAAGGAAAAATTAAAAGTTTATTAATAAATCTACCGCCTCGCAAAGGAAAAACTAATTTAATATCGATAGCATTTCCTGCGTGGGTATGGATTAACTACCCCGAAAAAAAGTTTATCTGTGCCTCTTATGCTAATTCACTTACATTGAAGATAGCCTATAAGAGTAGGTTACTTATTGAGAGCAAATGGTATCAGGAGAGGTGGGGAGATAGATTTAAATTACGGAAAGACCAAAATTCCAAGAGTTATTTTGTTAATGATAAGACGGGATATAGAATTTCAACGAGTGCAGGTTCTTTTATTACCGGATCAGGAGGGGATATACAAATTACCGATGACCCGAATGACCCGAGCGGTGAATCAGAAGCAAGACTTGAAGCGGTAAATATATGGTGGTCTCAAAAATGGTTCAATCGGGTTAATGACGCAAGAACAGTTGTAAGGATTGTCGTACAACAAAGATCGCAAAGTGAGAATGATATATCAGGGAATATTATAAAGAACGACGTAGATAATCAGTGGTTAAAATATATTCTGCCTATGGAATATGAGCGCGGCGTTAAATCTGATTTTAATGACGCCCGAACGGAAGAAGGACAGTTGCTTAGTAACAGAGATACCGCTGAAGTAGTAAAACAGATTAAGAGAGAAATGGGCTCTTACGGGTATGCTGCGCAGTATCAACAAAGACCTGCGCCGCTTGAGGGAGGAATAATTAAAAAACACTGGTTTAGACTTTATCCTTACGAATTACCGCACCTCGAATATATCCTGCAATCATGGGATACGGCATTAACTGCTAAAGATGAGTCCAGTTATTCTGCCTGTACTACGTGGGGAGTATTTAAGGATAACTACGATAATGAAAATGTCATATTACTCTCAAGCTGGCGGGATAGACTGGAGTATCCTGATCTTAGGGAAAGGATGAAGAGATTGGCAAATGATTATAGGGATACCGGTGTTACTCCCATGTCTTTTAATACTAGATATAGTCCTGATTTAATAGTGGTAGAAGCGAAAGCTTCGGGTGATCCGCTTATGTCCGAACTTAAAAGAATGGGGATATATGCCCGTCCTTTTATCCCCAACAAGTACGGCGATAAATTGCAGAGAGTAAGGTTAATCAGTAGCTTAATTGAGAGCGGAGTTGTCTGGATACCTACCAGGAAGAATGATGTATCTAAACCTGCTGATTTTGCTGACGAGTTTATAACAAGTGTTAGTTATTTTCCAAACGTTAGTTCTAGAGATTTTGTCGATACGATGACTCAGGCATTAATAACGCTTAGGGACGGTAATAGGATTTCTCATCCTAAAGACTACGTAGAACCGGAAGAATATCAAGAAACAATAAGGGTATATTAAAAATATGTCTAATAAGAAAGGAATTAAATACAATTCAAAATCTGCGTTAATTTTAAAACAATATACTCCCGAAGGTATACAGAAATTGTTAAATAGCGGAGAGTTTAAGTCGGTCGTTATTCGCAGGCTTGGAGTACATGTGAAAGCTTTTAACGATTATATGAGGGAGCATAATTTAACTTACCAAGTTCCGGATAAACCAAAGTTTAGCAGTAGCGAGATGAGTAATGCTAAGGGAGAACAAAAGGGCTCTAGCTCTGATGAAGAACCGCTAGAGAGATTTCAAAGATTGTTTAAAGAGAGAAAGCAAAAAAGAACCTTACAGGAGCTAAAAGACGCTTATTACTAAAAATTAACTTATTTACCAAGATATATCACATGAAAGGAAGAAAAAAAATAGAATTACCGGATATGTTTGACTCAACGGAATTGATCCAGGATATAGATAATGCCGAGATTAATAAGGTTGAAGATTTAGAAGACGGCTCATCTGTTTATGAAATAGGCAAGCCGGAGGAAGATAACCTTAACAATGATAAGTTTGATGCTAACCTTGCTCTTACAATGAAAGAGGAAACGCTGGAGAAAATATCGACTTATATTTTAGATGCTATTGATGACGATATTAAAGTAAGGCAACCATGGCTTGATATACATAACAGGGTCAAAAAGTATCTAGGACATAACCTTGAGGACTTGGAGAAGCAACCTTTTGATCAAGCATGTAGAACATTTGATACTACACTTAGTACGGCATTAATTCGTTTTTGCGCTACCTCAAGAGCCGAATTATTACCCGATAGCGGTCCGTGCGGTGCTAAGATATTCGGACAAGATACTGAAGAACTTGAAGAAATAGGAAAGGTAAGGAGTCAGTGGCTTAATTACTTTTTAACCATAAAAGATTCGGCTTATTATAAAGACTTTGAAAGGTCTTTATATTATATAGGTTTTTATGGGACTATTATTAAAAAGGTTTATTACGACGATATTTTAAAACAACCTATATCCAGATTTATTGTCCCCGAGGATTTTTTAATTAATATTGATTGCACTTCTATACTTGAGTCAAGCAGGCTTACTCATATTTTAAAATTATCTGCCCGTGAGGTTTTAATTAATCAGAAGAGCGGGATTTATAGAGACGTTGAACTCCCTTATTTAAAAGTTGTCGGGGGTGATAGTAATAATAATTCTAATAATCAAGAAGCCGATTCCGGCAAGATAAATAATCTTATTAATCTTGATAGTTATAAACAAAGAACCCTGCATGATATATATGAGAGTCATATCTATTTGAATTTAGAGACTTTTGAAGACGGTTATTCTTCTGAAGAAATAAAGGAAGTTGCCAAGCCTTATATTGTTACTATTGATAAAGAAAGTAAGGAAATATTAAGTATCAAACGCAACTGGAGGGAAGAAGACGCGGAATTTAAAAGAAGAAAATATTTTGTAGCCTATCATTTTTTCACCGGTTTTGATATATGGGGTCTTGGGATGGCAAGGATGTCAGGGACAAATGCCATCGCAGTTACCAATATGTTAAGACAGACTGTTGATGCTGCTACTTATCAGAATTTGCCTGCCGGTTTTATTGACCAGGGAGCTACAAAGCAGCAAGTAACGGATATAGTACTTGGTGCCGGTCAGTGGAAAATCATGAATACCCAAGGCTCAAAAAGCATAAGAGATTTATTTGCTCCTTTGCCTGCAAACGGTCCTTCTCAAAGCCTGATGCAATTACGCGGGGAAATCATAGCCCAGATGCAGGATCAGTTATCTACTACGGAACTCGGCATGATGGATAGTAAGGAAGATATCCCGACTGGTACGGCAATAGCTTTTTTAAAAGAGAAAAACAAAATTGAATCTTCTGTTTTAAAATCCTTACATGTTTCATTCTCGGAAGAACTAAGGTTACTCGATGATATTTTTAAAGAAGTTGTTGATAGAGAAGAATTTTTTATTAACGGCGAGCAGTTTATTATTACCAAAGAACATTTTGTTGACAGCGTGCAGGTAGTGCCTGTATCAGACCCGTCCGTTAATTCTACCATTGAGCGAATAATGAAAGCTGAGGCGATATTCCAAACAGCAATGCAATTACCGGATAAAGTTAATACGATAGAGGCATTAAAAATGGTATTTCAGGCTCAAGGGTTAGATGAGAATCTTATAGACAACTTAATTATCAAAGGTCAAGAAGTAGAGCCTGCCGATCCTATTACCGAGAATATGAACATGATGCAGGGAAAAGCCGTCAAAGCGGGAATAGAGCAGAATCACGATGCACATATTATAGTACACTCTGCTCTTGAGGATAATGATGCTGCCAAGGCTCACATACAGGAGCATATGGCACTTAAATTCATGTTAGAGATGGAAGAGGCTATGGGTATTGATTTAAGCCAAATTGATCAAAGTAACCTAGAAGTACAAAATATAATTGCTTTAAAAGCGGCAAGAGCCGTAGAAGAACTGGGCTTAAACAAACATACCGTCGATAACGAACCTATAGACCCGAATGAGTTACTTGCTGCGGAAATAGAGCAGAAACGGGAAGAGAATATCATTAAGAAAGAGATTGCCGATCAAAATCTTGAAAAAGAAATTTTTAAAAGTCAGCTTCACTTTGAAGAAATGAAAGAAAAACTAAAAGCCGAAAAAGAAATGGCACTTTTGGAAGCGAGAGTTGAGATGGAAAAATTAAGAAACAGATTAGGAGAATAATATGAAAGATCATGAATATATTTTAATTAAAACCATAGATTTAATAAAAGATAATCTGGAGGTAGTAGAAGATAAATTAATCGGTGGCGGTTTATCTTCTATGGAGGATTATAAGTATCACTGCGGGCTTAGATATGCTTTTGACGCAATACTTTGTCATATTAAAGAAGCTATAAAAGAAGAGAGTAATATTGTTGATAAGGTAGAGAATAATTTTTGAAAAGGAGTAAAAACATGATGGAAATGGGATTATTTGAGGAAGAAGAGATAGCTATTAACTATGATAATTTTAATATAAATGAAGAGTTAAAATTATTTGAAGATTGTATCTCTCATCCGACCAAAATACTAATCAGATTATATATAAAGCCTAATAAGGTCGGCTCGCTTTATGTACCTAATAGTAAATCCGTTTACGAGGAAATGGTAGGGTATGTAGCTAAAATAGGTAAGTGTGCCTTTACGGGTGAACGCTACAAGGAATGGGGAGAGTGGTATAAGATAGGGGACTGGGTAGCTTTTCCAAGGCATGCCGGCATTAGATATACCTATAAGAAATTACCGGTATTTTCAATAATGGATGATGCACCTCTTCTGGTAGTAAATGATCCAAGAGACGTTAAATAACTTTAAAAAGGGGTGATTATAAATGAAAGAGAAGGAATTGGAATTTGATAATAAAATTAATGAAGTTTTATCCGGCGTACTTGATAACAACAAACCGGAAGAACAGGAAGGTTTAAGCGAGGATCAAGTTAATATCAATCTTGAGGCGACCGATGAGCAACCTTCCATAGAAGAAGCATCCGAGCAGCAGGCAGAGGAAGAACCTATTAACGCCGCTGATCTATTTAAGGATAAATATTATCAAGAGAAGAAAAAGAGAAAAACCATTTTAGCCGATCGTCAAAAGTTAGAGCAGGAAAATCAGGAATTAAGACAGTTTCTTAATGGAACTATTGAAAATAATACTAAATTGTATGGCCAGAATTTATACAATGATTTAGAGCGAATCAGGAATATAAAAAAACAGGCATTACTTGGCGATGATCCCGATTTGTTTTTAGAAGCCGACGAGCTTCATAAAAAAACAATGATGAAGATTAATGAATTTGAGAATATGGCAAGCAACAGTGCTACTGATAAAACAAAGCAGGAAGAGCCTCCTGTATCTACTGAAGCCAATATTGATAATAGAATGGCCGAGCAGCAGCTTTCTAAAGCACAAGAGTGGTTAGATGATCATCCGGAATTAATAGATGGGTCTTCGCATTATAATCCAAAAATCCAGAAAGAAGTTGCGGCTTTTATTCAAGAGTTAGATAAAGACTTAAAAAAGAAAGGCAGAAGTAATGAGATATTAAGTGATCAATATCTAGACGCAATTGATGAATTTATTGATAGCGTAAAAATAAAAAAGCCCAAAGACGGTTATACTACTTCAAATGTCGGAGGGGTTAGAAATAACTTTAGTAATCAGGGGTCTAATAAAATACGTATTACCTTAACTGATTTTGATAAACAAATGGCTAGAGAACTGAAAATGAGTGAAGAGCAGTATTTAAAATATCAATATAAAAATAGAGCATAATTATTATGAAAAATGAAAGAAGAACAAGAGATACCGAAAATAGAATGTTTGATAAAGACGAAAGTAGGACTTTCTATAATCATGATTATATTAGCCCTTTAACTATTCCGGAATATGTAATAAAACCCGGATTTGAATATTATTGGGAAAGGAGGAGTTTAAAAGGTCAAATGGATACGGCTTTAAGTATGGCCTATAAAAGGGGATGGAGACCGGTAAAAGTTAGTGATGATCCAAATAGAATTCCAAGCGACCTTTTGGAATTAGATGAGGTGGCAAAAACTTATATATGTGAGGGAGATTGTATTTTACTTGAGAGAGAAAAGAAACGCGGAGAAATAGAAAGAAAAAAACATAATGAATATTCATTAAGAATGGCTACTGAATCCAAAGCTTATAATTATAATGATAATAAGCCGACCGAGAACGCTTTAAACGTAAAGATATAAAATATCATGGCATTTTTTCCATCAATAGATACGGCGAAAGAAATAACTTTAACTGCCAATATCCAGCTGGATTATCCGTATTCGGCAAATCTTGCTAATGTTACCGTAGCGGATATGATGGATGTTACGGCTACCATAGGCAACTTAAATATTTTCTTGCCGGACGCAACACAAACTACTCCGGGATTTTCCATTAGTTTTAATAATGTCGGAGCTAATAGTTTTAATATTGTTTTAAACGATCAACTAACACTATTTACGCCTGTTGCTGCCGGCAAAGTTTTGACAATATATTTATATGATACTACAACTCCTAACGGAAGCTGGAGAATAATTCCTTTCGGCGGTGGGGTAAACGGTATATCAGAATTAACTTTAACTAGCTCGGATGATTCAATTACGGTAACGGGTAGCCCGGTATCTCCTCCAAGCGGGACACTTGACATTAAGTTGCCTAGTCTTATTTCAGCAATCACAGAGCTTGCAAACGGAACGCCCGGAATACTTGCTCTTGATCCGGAAACAAATAGTTGGTCATTAATATCGCTTGTAAACGGTAGTAATATAGTAATTACCAACCCGAGCGGAGTAGGCGGTAATCCAACGATAAGTTTAGGTACTGTGATAGTTGTAAATCAGATTACGGCAGGGAATATAATTATTAATAATGATTTAATTACCAACACCGATAGCGGGGGAGTACTCAGTATCGTTTCAAACGGGACTAATTCGGCTTTAAACCTAAATAGTGTTTTAGTCGATACTGAGGGGAATATTACGGGCATTAACAATCTAACCATAGAAGGTATATTCAAGTCAGTTAATACTGCTAAAGCCTGGTGCAGATTTAGTAATACTTCTGGAACAATTGCAGTTTCCTCTAGCTGTAACGTCTCAGGAGTAACTTATAATAGCAGTAATTCTCAATATGTCATTACATTTACAAGTCCGATGGGTAATTTGAATTATGGAGTATTTATAAGCTGTGCCAATAATAACAGCACGCCTCCTTTAGCGCCGCGAATAGGTTATGATATTGTAAGACAATTAAATTCCGTAACCATAGTTTTAACGGATAGTTCAGGTGAAATGCTACCTGATATTCCCGAAGGTGTATCTGTTATGATATTTTCAACAAGTTAATTTCTATTAACTTAAGCTAAAATATAAGGAACTTTATATTTAATAATTTTCTCATCTCTAGTAATTATGGTTAAATTTTCAATTATAGCTTGAGATATAAGAAGTCTATCAAAAGGGTCGTCATGATGTTTATCTAAATTTTCGATAAAAAGCGTATGTTTAATTGCTATAGGTAATACGTCAAAACCACATTGTAATATGATTTCTTCTAAGTTACTTGGAACATTAAGTTTACCCAAAGATTTTTTAATAGTAATCTCCCACGTATTAACAGAACTAATAAAAATAAGATTGTTAGGATTACTGATAATTTGTTTAGATTGATAAGATAAATTTAAATTATCCTCTATCCACCAAATAAATGTATGGGTATCTAATAAATAACTCATTATATTTTATCATAAAATTTAGATAATAATTCAGGAGATAATTCGTCAAAATCTTCGGACATTTTAACTTTACCTTTGCAAATACCGGGTCTGCGGGGTGATAATAATTTTTGATATTTAATCAATCTAACAATAGGTTTTCCTGCTTTACAAATGATAACATCTTCCCCGTCTTCCACTTTTTTTATTAAATTGGATAAATGAGTTTTAGCCTTATGTATTGTTGAAACTTGCATTTTAGTAATTAATTTAAGTTAGTTCAGTTTAGACTAAGTTTAAATTTAATTCAACATAAAATATAACCGATACCGTCTTGATATTTTAATTTTAATTTATTAAAATTAACTTAAAGCAAAAGTTTGCCACAACTATAAGGGCGTCTTTGAGTTTGTAGTTTTATCTCTGCAAAAAACTAGGTTTTTTTCCGCTATTAAAGTCGGGAAGCTTTAAGCTTCATGGGTTCATCTAGCCTTCTAATAGATTAAAAATTTCAAATACTATTTTTAATAATAAATATTTTTAGGTAAATATATGGCTTATGGCGTAAATTCACCTTTTGGTTTAGTACCTTACGGTCATTTAATCAGCGGTGTTGATAATATAAAAACAAATAGTAATTATAAAATAAATGCTAATAGTTATAGTTTAAATAAAGGAGACCCGGTTGTATATGCTCCCTCAAGTGGCACATATAGTTACGCTCAATCTGCTGCCGAGATTATGTTATATAATCCTACTCCGGTTTTTGCAGCAGCATGGGCGGCCGGTACTCCTCTTAACGTAACAACTATTACGCATAACTCTGCGGCTCCCGGCGCAGCTGCCGTAGCTACTCCAAAACCGGCTATTCTTGGGGTGTTTCAGGGATGTGCTTATTACGCTCCTGACGGTACTTATATTGAACAAGAATACTGGGTAGCAGGAACACAAGTAAAAGCCGGAACTTATCCAACAGCTACAATCATTGATGATCCTTTTGTTATCTGGGATATACAACTTAGTTGCTACAGCGGAGCTTTAACGGCGGCAAACACTACATTTGCTTTATTACCGTGTTTGCAAGTGCAAGATGGTACTTGGCCTGATACGGGAAATGCAAGTAATGCTCCGACCATAGGAAACAGCGCCGTTATCGGTAGCGGTATTGAATTAATAACCGGAAGTGCTATAGGCGCGACTAATAACAGTGCTTCATCAATGGCTACTATTACATTAAACGGAGCTGTGGCAGGTTATGCTAATAATCCACTTATTGCTAACTACGGCACAGCAAACGGTAATCCGTGGGGAGTATCTACTTTTTATGCTTGTCCGTCTTTAGCCGTCATTGCCCGTGCTAATGCCGCAACTACTGCTGCGGACATAAGCGGTGCGAACGAATATAATAGAAATCCTTATGTAGCATTAAACGTGGCTGCTCCGGCTAACTATACGCAGAACACTTATGCGAGTTCTACTTTAGGAACAGGATTCGGTGCTACTCTTAAAGTACTTGGTTTTACGCCAAATGCTAAGAATGTACCGGGCACTTACGGTCAACCGGGTAATGCTAGAGCCGGCACTTATTACAATACTCCGTTCTTAAACGTACTTGTAACTATTAATAATCACGCAAAACTTCCAGGATTAATGCCTGTGACTGTTACTGCCTAAAATATAATGAGGTAATATAAAATGGCTATTAATACTCAATCGATTTATAATCTACTCCGCCCCGGATTAAAGGCGGTTATAGGTTTATATGAAGATTATCCTGATTTATGGAAGGAAATGTTTGAAACTTATCCTTCTGAGCGTGCCTTTGAATTTGAAGACGAAATCAGAGCGCTCGCTCCTGCCGTTGAAAAACTTGAAGGGTCATCCATAGCTCAAGATACAATGACAGTTAAATACCAAACGATGTATAAGCATAAAACTTACGGTACTTCGTTTAGTATAACCGATGAGGCTATGAATGATAACCTGTATAAAAATCTGTTTCCAAAACAGGCTAAGGCACTTGCTCAAGCTCTTAGGGAAACAAAAAATCAGATTGCTGCTAATATTTTAAATCTCGGTAATGTTATTACTACTGCAGACGGCTATCCTTTGTTTTCTGCTCATCCAATAGATGGGGGTGCTACTTCCAGTAATACGACTAACGTTGCTTTAAGTGAAATCGGTATTCAAAATGCCGTAACTGCGATTTCTCAGCTCAAGCAAATAAGCGGTACTTATGCGCAGGTTAAATCAAAGAAATTGGTAACCGGTTCTAGCAATTGGATGGTAGCAGGTATTCTAATTGGCAGCCAATTTAGAACCTCTGTCGGTAGTGCTAACAACAATGCTTATGCCGGTGTTAACGATCTTAACATGATAAATCATGATAGCGTTTTCCCGCAAGGTTATATTATCAATCCTTTTATTACTTCTCCGACGGCATCGTACATTATTACTGATGCAGAAAGAGGACTTATTCACTATGAACGTGAAAAAATCAAGGATTGGTCTTGGATGGATAATACTACCAGGAGCATATGGTTTGCAGCGCAAGAAAGATATTGTTTCGGCGTATCTAACTGGCGTGGTGTATTCCAAATCGGTCAATAGTTAATAAAAGGTAAGTTATGGCAGTTCACAGTAGAGGCTTAGCTAACATTCTTCTAAAAAACGCTCCTAAAAAGGGCGTTAAGAAGGATAGTTCTAAGGAAATAAAAAAATCTGATAATAAAAAGAAATAAATGAGTATTTTTAGACAAGCAGTAAATATTCCGACAGTAGCAAGCAGCACTGCTAATATCGGTACGTATAACGGTTTAATCCCGCCTACGCCGGGCAATTCGATTAATTTGACTTTAAACGGATCACTTGTAGGAATCAACGGGCAAGTCTCGTTTATTAGTAATGGCTATGCTTCAGGTTTAAGTTTTACTAGCGGATTAAACGTAAGTGCATCTACTTTTACAATAGTGGGTACTTATAATGGATTAATTATTCAAGAAAGTTTAGCAGGACCTAATAATAACACTGTTTATACTAATAATTTGTTTCACACTATTATTAGCATCAGTGCTACCGGTGGAGGTGTAGCAAATGCTTTTACCATAGGATCAAATTATAATATTGCCGTGGTACTACCTGACGGTAATAGCAAAGCCGGACTTACCCATCCTAATTATACTTATAGTGTATTATTAAATTCTCTTACGGCAGCAGGCCAGTGGGCAGCAGGGAATGCTATAATATACGGAGTTTCCAATATTGCTCCGGTATCGCTGCAGGCATCTAATCTTACTTACGCAAACAGACCTAGTAATTATTTTTCATTACCGGTTACAGGGGCAGCATTGGCAGCTATTACCCAAGTGCAATTACAAAATGGTCTTATTGTCCAAACTACTTACCATTATGCTGCCGTAATTGTTTATCTAGCAGCTGGGATAAATACCACTCCCGTTTATATTGAAATTTCGCAGGGTTAATTATGGATAAGAATTGGATAGAAAAAGCGACTAAGAATAAAGGTGCGTTACATAAAGCTCTAGGTGTAGCTAGTGATAAAAAGATACCTGAGAAGAAACTTGATAAAGCTCTTCATTCTAAAAACATGAAAATAAGAAAAGAAGCAAGCTTGGACAAAACTTTAAGGAGTTTTAGAACTAGAGGCAAATAATGGCTAAAGTTTCGGGTACTTATAATTTTCAGTCGCTTGCGAATGATGATCTGATTCTTGATTGTTTTGAGCGAATTGGCTTCGCCGGTGATCAATTAGTACCCGTTCAAATGCAATCTGCACAAAGAAGTCTTAATTTTTTACTTTTAGATTGGATTAATAAAAATATTAATTTATGGACAGTACATAAATTATATTTGTCATTAAATACGGGGCAGGGCAGTTATACTTTAGATACAAGTATTACAGATGTACTTGAAGTATTACTACGCCAATTTACACGTCCATTAAATGGAACACCGCAATCTAATGATGATAACTATGATGGTTTAGGTGGAGGTGATCCAACATTACCTTTTACAGATACGTTAAACGCCGGTTGTCAACAAGATGTTGTAAATGGAAATATATCGTATGATTATGGGCAAGTTAATGGACAACTAACAAATGTTACACAACAAATAAATTTCATAGGTATAAGTTCTAACACTGAAACTTTATACACATTAGTATTTGAAAGTTCAAATGATACTGTTACATGGACAAATTTACTAACTATTCCTACTCAAACGTTTAAAACTGATGTTGTAGTTTGGTTTGATATATTAATGCCAGTTTCAGCTAGATATTATAGGGTTAGAGAAACTGGAGGAGCAACTCTAAGTATTCAAAAGTTATATTTTACTAATAATATAACTGATTTAAAAATGAGTCCTGTAAGTCGGGAATCGTATTTGTCTATTCCTCAGAAGTTTCAGCAAGGAAAACCTTCAGTTTATTATTTTGATAAATCTTTGACTCCTAAATTAAATATTTGGCTAACCCCAAGTAGTAGTTATCAAGTTCTGCAGTATTCCTTCATACAAACCATGTACGATGCAGGTACTTTTTTCAATACTACTTCAGTTCCTGCCAAAATGTATCCTGCTCTAGCTGCCGGTCTTACTTGGATGCTCGCTGTGAAATACAAACCAGAGATGGCTGATAGCCTTAAAGCTCAATATGAGGAAACGTTTGATATTGCAACAAGACGGGATAGTGAAAATGTTGATTTGAAAATAGATTACGATGTATCAACTTTTTATACGGATGGTGATTGAACATAGGAAATCATTATGAGACTTGAGAAACGTATATATCAGTGTGATCGTAGCGGAGAGATGCACGAGAAATTATATAAACAACTTGAATGGGCTGGTGATCAGAAAATATGGACTGGGTTATGGGTTGCAAAAGAATATCTTGATAAACCACAGGAACAATTTAGAGCTCCAATTGCAAAAGATGATCCAAAACCAGTGCCGAATCCTAGACCTTTTACTTTAAATATGGATGAGGAATAAAAGGGATATTTTAACTCGTTTTACTTGAATTATTTTTATCAACACTACCTATGTTTTTAGGGAGATAATCATGGATATAAATACAATTAGAGTATTATCTCTTGATGGAGGAGGGGTTAGAGGGGTAATAACTTCTACTTTACTTGATCTTTTCTGTAATCAAGCAGGCATACCAGGTAATCAGATATATAAATATTTTGATATTATCGCCGGTACTTCTATAGGCGGGATTCAGGCCTTGGCATATGCTAAAGGACTAACACCGTCTTATATTAAGAATATGTTAATAAATAATGCCTCTAGTATTTTTAATTGTACTTATCCGATTCCCGGAGGAGGGCAGGCGGGTTATGGAACCTGGAGCGGTTATTTAACCGGTATCTATAGTTCTTTATATTCACAAACCCCTTTAGCTAATTTGATTAATAGCAATTTTGGCACGGATACTATTAGTAGTTATCAAACAAATGTATTAGTGCCGGCTTTTCAGCGTTCAAATGAAGCAGGAACTACCAATGTACCTGTTTATTTTTCGAATGTCTCAAGTTCAATTGTTCCTTATTTATCCGGTCAAACTGAATTATCGGCAAATGTTGCGCTGGCAACTAGTGCTGCTCCCGTTTATTTTCCGCCTGCCGTATTTAATGGATGTACTTATGTTGACGGCGGAATTTTTTTAAATAACGCCTCAGCAATGGCTTTATCGGTACAAAGGGCAATAAAACCGACCGTTAATCGTTTTTGTGTTCTCTCTATCGGGACGGGACTTGGTAGTATCGGTTATATTCCAGGTGAACCTGCAGCGGATGGATTAATACTTAGAGGAGCAGTTGATAATCTTAATACGATAAAAATGGTGATGGACGTTTCTATGAGCGTTCCACCGGAAGGAGTATCGATAGAGCAGCAAATCATAGCTAATTATACCGTCGGTAATTCTTATTATTGCAGAATGCAGTATCCGATTGATTTAAGCAGGGAACCGGATAGTTCCTTGGATAATTCCGATCCGGAGTTTATAGAGTATATGCAGGATTCGGCTACTGCATATTTTAATAATAACTTAAATAATATTAATAATTTTATAGGGCATTTATTGGTATGAGAAATGATGTTTTATATAATTTTATCTCACCTATAACAGGACGCCTTCCTCTTACTAATAATTATATTTTAATAGGAGCACCTGATAACTTTTCTATCATGTCGCCAAAGTTAATAGACATGCAGCTTGATATTATAAATATCAGGCATTACGTAGATAATATAGCAAACTCCAGTTTTATTATCGGTTTTCCTAATAATGATTTACCTAAAGCCCAAGTTCTAAGTAATTTAGATAATGGCTTTTTGTTTAATACGGACGGTATAATTAGTACTCAAGGAGTAGTACCTCTTCCTAGCCTAGCTTATAAAAACATATGGATAGGTGATAGTAATAATTTAGCAAAACCTCAACCAACCATTACCATTGATAACCTACCAAATTTAGGAACTACAAGCATTAACGTGCCTAATCCTCTTGATCCAACTAATCCAATTGTTATTTCAGGAGGTAAAATCTGGCACGGCACAGATTCTAACAGACCGGAAGAATCTAATGCCTTGTTAGTGGTAGAAGGAGATATTGCCTTAATTAATTTCAGGTTTTTTAGCGCTAATTTTATTCTTGGAAAAGGTAACAGTGTACTGCAAACATTAATGCCCGGCTCACAATTTCTCTCAAATCTACCGGCAGGCTCTTGGATGCAAACAAGTGGAGCAGGGACTGGAGCAGTAGTAAGTGCGACTATACCACAAGGAGAAATATTAATGGGCGGTTTAAATAACGTGCCGGAAGCACGTCAAACTATAGATATTGCAAACCTACCATCCTTAACTGATGGGAGGGTCTGGCAAGGGGACGCAGCAAATAGACCGGT